ATCAGTGGATCAAGAACTCTCTTTATATAAAGAAAGGTACTTGTCCTTGAATAAGGCTTATTCTACACTTTGTGATGATTATGATGCTCTCCAGAAGTAGAGGTTAAACTCAAATGATGAAGTTGATACTCAGAAAATTTCTTTTCGAGATATCCCTCCTGTCTACTTCATCCTCGGACTTCTTATCCTAGGATTCTTAATCTACCACTTTTGGTTTTCATAAGTCTTCTGCTCTTGGAGCCGAACCTAAGACCTAAACGCCGAGTCGTCCTCGGCCTGTAGCTTTGGGCAACATCCGAAAGGAGGTCAACCCGTGTTGAATTTTCAACAGCATCAGGAGGGACTTGTTCGTCGTTTAGTAGTCATAGGCATTCCCAAATCCTTTATCTTTAACTTTGTTAAAGAGATATTGAAATGGGAAAATCACAGTGGAGTTGAATGGACAATTAAGAGGTTGAAGTCCCTCAAAATTGACCTTATCCGCAGAAGATCCAATCAAGTTCCACTCACATGGGTTCGAAAGAACCGATATGGTGACTTGGCTGGTGTCCTGGGTTCCATCTTCCGTTGGTCTGATAAGAGTGAGAAGAACTTCTATAAAGCTGTTCAGGCTTTTATGGCCTACAGCTATTATATCTTCCCGCATCTTACTGATTCCCAAAAGGATAAATTCCTTAAGGCTATCAAATCAGACCCCCAAGATAACCTGGATGACAACTTTCTTCGCGAATTTCGGAAGACAGTTGTTACTGTGATTGGGAAGCATTCTATTAATCTGAAGTTGCGTCCCTTATTAGAGTATGGAGGTTCTCCCTCCAAGAAAGCACCTCGTGCTTTCTCTAGACCATCAATACCACAAGATGAAAATATCCTCGTAGATCTCGAGGTATTTAATCATGTTGGGGGTGCTGGTCTACTAACTAAGTATTGGGAGATTTACTCCCAGCTATTGGTCGGAGTGAAGGGCTATGAATGGGTTAGGAGTAATCCTAACTTACATAATCCATACCCACCCTTGGGTGGGCAAATTCACTTCCTCCAAGAACCTGGGGGAAAGCTACGTAGTGTAGCTTCTCCCTTTCGAATTCATCAGGAGGCATTACGTCCTCTTGGTGCTTCGATTTACCAGTTAGTCTCTACTCTACCTTGGGATTGTACTTTCGATCAATCGAAAGCTTTTCCCGCCATACAGTCACACCTTTCGGAAGGTGGTGAGTGTTATTCAGTCGATTTATCATCGGCTACTGACGTTTTCCCTTTATCTATTCAGAAAGTTGCACTTAATGCAATTTTTCCTGAAGGATCTTTGTTCGTAGAGCTCTTTTGTGAGCTTTCTCGATCAAATTGGGATTCTGAGCTAGGTGTCCTATCCTGGACACGTGGCCAGCCTCTAGGATTATATCCTAGTTTTGGAACGTTTACACTCACACATGGTCTTCTCCTTTTACATTTGAATGGGGGAGTCTATGACTCTTCATTCTTTGTATTAGGTGATGATGTAGTTATCCTAAAGAGAGATCTTTATGATAAATACATAGCCATGTTAGACCGTATGAAATGCCCATGGAGTTCTGACAAGTCATTAGTTTCCAACAAACTTGCTGAGTTTGCTGGTAAGCTAATAACTTCTTTTGCGGTTATTCCGCAAATGAAATGGAGGAAATTATCAGATGATAATTTCCTCGATATTTGCAGACTTCTTGGCAAAAGAGCCAGAACTCTTCTGTCTCGCAGACAGCGTTCTGTGTATGATCAAGTGGAACACTTATGTGAGCCAATTGGTCTTAACCATTCTTTACCAGGTGATAACCTTGTAAAGATGGTTACACGGACACTTTCTGTATACAAGCCAGATGAATTGGTCTTAGGCTCCCTTATGGGCCTAAGGAAGAGGGTACATAATTTTATGTATTCCTCCCCATCTGTTTATAAGTTTGATCTTGATAAAGTCAACCTTATAATCAGTACCTTCGACGAGAAGGTAAAATCTGCGCTTTCTAGATCCATCTTTAATCGATGGGAGTCCTCGATTCTCATCGGGTTAGAGGGTCTAGAGACAGTGCCGGAGGCTCTTGGGATTTCCCCAAGATTACCTTTGAAGGTGAAGATGCCCTCACGGGTTTCTAAACTCCAATGGTATGAGTCTATACTATCGTG